TGCGTCTACAGTGAGGAGCTGCTCTGCATACTCCAACACCGTCTCAATTCCATTGAGAAAATGCTCGTTGGCGTGTTCTTTGTCACAACGGTTGGCCCGAATGGGAAACTCTTGCAGTTTGTCAGCGTCAATCAGCCGCATTTTCTGTACCTCCGTACAAAAAGGCTTCAAGGCCCGCCATGCAAGAACCACACAGGTCAAGATGATCTCGGCTCCAGTAGTTTCCGTCAATATCGGTGTCTCTCAACCCGATAGAATTTGATAGTGACTTAGGAAACGCCTTACTGCCGTCATAATGCTCATATAGGCGTCCACAGCGGTCACATTTCTTTGCTTGCATTCTCAATCCCTCCGTTCATCTTTGCTTCTCCTTGATCTTATCTATCAGCAGTAGCCGCACCGCTTGACAGAGCGCATATATAAGGCTATTCTGCCAAATGCTCCTCCGCTCCTTAATGCGGCACATACCGTTCTCGATCTCCTCCAAACTCACGCAGCCCCTCTCCCGATCCGTGTCGCTTCGTCTCCTACTGAGTCTGGCCGAGCAGCATGATTTCTTCCAAGGACAATTCGTTTCGAGCAACTGCCAGCACCTGCCTGTCCGTCAGGCCGTACTTGTCTCTAAGTGGCACCAAAATCGCACACATATTCTTCTTGGTGAAGGGAACCTGCCCAGACGTGAGCTTGCTGTAAGCCTTCTGAATTTCAACGGCTGCTTCTAACTGCATAGTTTAATATCTCCTTTCAGTCGATGGGTTGATGCTGCTGCCCACGCAGCGCACTTTCGCAAGAAGCCGGGCGCTCAACGTTCAGTGTTGTCACCTCCGTCCATCTTTGCTCCGCAGTATCTGCAATACTTTTGCCCGATTATGATATAATCCAGCGCACCACAGTTAGAACACTTGTATTTGTCATACGCTTTGTTTGCAAGCACCCACCGCCCGCGCACCACCGGGGCCACATCAGCGGCGGGCAGATTCTCTACATATTCCAGAACCGACTCAATGCCAAAGATAAAATGCTCGTTCGCGTGCTCCTTGTCGCACCGGTCTTTTCGGATTGGGAACTTCCTTATCGCTTCACGCTCGATGTATTCAGCCATCCTTCCACGCCTCCAGTGCTTTTTCCGCCTCCTCGCGGGTGAGAAATACGGTCTTGCCGACATCACGCGCATCTATAACACCGCAACGCGATGTGTTCAGCATAGTCCTCCCATTAAGTGTGCTTATATCTGTCACAGTAAAACTGTAAACTTGCTCGACCGGGTGACTACAGAATGCCCAAAGCCCGTCGCCTACCTTGCACGGCAGTACCACCAGCCGACCGTCCTTGTCGGCCTCGGCCAGCTCCCGCAGGCGGTCGATCGGCAAACCGTCAAATTCCGTGATCTCCGAAATTGCCTTGCCCGTCATGGACAGTTTGAGTGCCTCTACGCTTTCCGGTTCCAGCCCCGTGTCCTCGTAGGCGGCGAGGCGTTCAACCAGACAGTCAAACGATGGGCAATCTATACAATCCATGTCCACATTGCAGCTACCAGAACACTTCATGTAATGGTCGGTGCCAAGATAGTGCTTTTCAGTCAGTCGTTCCATCACTCCACCTCCCTCATCCAAAACTCGCGGCGGCAATCGGTGCACTTCCTGTGAATGTTTAGACACCCGCCTCCATCCTTTCTGTGCGAGTGGGAAATTACTGCAGGGCATACGCTCAACACGCCGTTATCATCTATCTGAGCCTCCGGATACTGCTCCAAAAACACGCTCTGACGCGTCTTGTGGGGATGTTCCTTGCTCCACGTCTCAACAAGTTCCACCATCTTCTGCATTTGAGTCGTTTCCCCGAAATCGCTCGGGAACTCTGGCGTAAAGCCACAAAATTCGTTTGCGGCGCATGTATTGCAGGGTTCCGTATGCTGGTCACACATCCGCTTGGCTTCGCTCAAAAACTCCAGCGCGTCCATATCATTCTCCTTTCTCCAGCATATCAGCCGCCGCTCTCAAATCATCCGGCAGCATAATAGGTACTTCGTAGATATTTGCATCGGCCCATTCTGCATATTCGCGCAGGGTTTCGGCAATTTCTTTACGCGATGGGTTCATGGGGGCCTCCTTTCATTTCATTAAAGTCGCAGCTTTTGAACAGGGCCTTGTTGTTCACCCACCTGGCAAATCGTCGCTGCTCAATGGTCGGTTCTCCGCCATCGTAATCCCGATACGGTTGAGCGAACGGCGTAACGCCCATTCTATCAAGCGCAAGCACTCTGGCATGCGCTTCTTCCACGTCCTGCACCAGCACATAGCACCAAAAGCGCCACGGAGAAGCGCCAGCTTCACGCAGATATGCCGTGGCCTGTTCGATTACCGGTAACATGGCGGACGTATCACAGCTCATGCGGATATGCCGAATCCATTTCAGCCGCGCTAACATTTTGGCTGTTTGTGCCGTGATAAGCCTTGCATCAAGCCCCTGGTTAAAATCCACTCGGATGTTTTCGCAACCCATTCGGTCAATTTGATCTAATCCGTGGTCGTGCGCCAAGACGTTATTGTCCATGAAAACGATGTCCCGACTATCCGGGCGTTTTATCTGTTCCCATGTTGCCGCAGGGCGTATCAGTCCCTCTTTCTTCGGGACGATACACCAGGGGCAATTGCGGATGCACCCACGTGTCAGGAAGCCGATGGCCGTTTCCCATTTTGGATACATCGTGTAATCCGGGAGTGTTTGTTCTACGATTTTCGGTAGGATCCCATAGTCCTTATACCCGGTGCCGCCTCTAACGATTTCGTCTGCGTTGATGCAAGTATCCATATCAGGGGTAAATGTAAATACCTTGCTCATGTAAACCTTGTCGTAGTGTCTGAACCCGTCCCACCACTCCACGTTATCGCCTCGCGTTTTGTGGTACGCAGATAGGCGCATAAGTGCCAGATTCGGGAAATTGTGCCCGTCCACGTCTATTAGCCCAATTTTCAATTCCGACATCCTTTCACACTGCCACACAGTCCGTCAGCTGCGCCATCGGCCACGCCGCGATCTGCTCTTGTAGCTTTTTTAATGCCTCGTCCGAAACCATTACTCCACCTCCTGCATCTTACTAATTACTTTTCGAATCACGTCGCCACCGTAAGCACTTTTTGTCAACTCCAAAAACTCCGTCAGCGTCATCACGCCGTGCTCAAGGTCAACGCCGTGGTCGCGGGCAAACTGTTTTCTGCCCATGTCACACGACCCGGTCAAGCGATGATGCCATTCGTAAAAATACTGCGTCGGATATGCTTTCTCTCGGTCTGTTTCACGCAGGAACGTGTCGATGCGTTCATCTTCCGGCATATCCTCGAAAAGCTTGTCTCGCAACGCCTCCATTGCTTCGCGCAGCGTTTCGCCGTGCGCAAAAACATTGTCCTGCTTGACGATGTAACTCGGCGTGAGCGTCAAATCTTCGTTCAAGATTGCCCCGTGCGCGGTGTTGCCGCGCACGGAACGAACCAGCGTATTTATGCCGTCAATTTGATAGACCGCTTCCCGGTTGAAGCTCTTAATTCCGTAGCCGGAGCCGGAGCCGGAGCCGTAGCCGTAGCCGGAGCCGTCGACGGAGCCGTAGCCGGAGCCGGAGCCGGAGCCGTCGCCGGAGCCGTCGCCGTCGCCGTCGACGGAGCCGGAGCCGGAGCCGGAGCCGGAGCCGTAGCCGGAGCCGGAGCCGGAGCCGTAGCCGTAGCCGTAGCCGTCGCCGTCGACGGAGCCGGAGCCGGAGCCGTAGTTCACAGACAAGAAGGCTTTGATCTTCTCATGAAGTGTCATCTCTTCCACTCCTTTACGCCGCGGAGCGACGCAGATGCCGCATCTGTGCACGGGATGATCTGGATCGCTCCCAGCACGGTCATTTCCGGGATCGTCACGGTAAAACGGCAGTTGCCCGGTGCTTTTGTGCCGTCCTGCGCCAGCTGCTCCACGGCACACGCGCCGTCCCAGCTCCACAGCTTACGAACCTCGGTCATGGTGACCTCGGAGCCGTTGAGTTCCTTGATCTTGCCGAAAAACACGCCTGCGCGGTCACAGCGAACGATGTAGTCCTGATTGTTATCCATGGTGAAAATTCCTCCTGATTTTTGTTAAAATTTAAAGCTCTCTCTGAGCTTGATCCCGTTGATATCCGCCTCCGCCGTAAAGTACCGGTGCGCCTCGTTGATGTAGACGACGCGTCCGTGCGCAGTCGTCTCTTTCGTGGTAACGCTCATAATGCCGGTACTGCCCTCAAATGCGGCAGGCTTCCAGCTAAATGGTTCGCCGATGTACATAGTCATTTCTCCCTAATGTCCCCGCCCCACTGCTCCGCCATTGCTTTGGCGATGCCGGGGAAGGTCTTTGCGCGGGTCTTCGCATCCCTATGTGACGACAACGTATATCCAGACTTGATCCGTCCGGTCCCCCCGTCACGCCCCGATGTGCTCCCGACCCACAGCCCCTTTGGCTCAACCATGTTGGTCTCGACCAAATCAGGCAAGCCGCGCAACCAGAGGCATGTCCGCTTTTTCCACGGATCGCCGAACATGTAGGGCTCTATGATTTGGCTATACTTTGGCAGCTTGAACCATCGTAGCGGGGCTGGGTTTTCTACTGCGATTCTTTCGATCCCGCAAGACAACATACTCAAGAAAAATTGTCTCGCTTCCCAACCCTTTTGCTCTCTGCCATAGTCTTTGATGGTATGATCTGAGTTGAACAGCCGGACGGCGCTGCTTGCTGTCAGATAAGTGCACGGCGGGTGCGCGATCAGCAGACCCCACATGCCGACGTCATGCGTCTCCCCGTCCATGGTAGTCACTTGCCCTCCATCGATAGCTTTGAGCGCATCGCCCAGAATATGCCACTCAGGGTGTCCGCCGGACGGCTCCTGAATGTCACAGGAATATGCCTCATGCCCCAATGCCCGGAATGCCTTGCAGGCTTCTTGCGATTCCTCGCAGGCAACTAAAACCTTCATCTCAATACCTCACTCCGATATAATCCAGAACCCGACCGTATCCGAGCCCCTTTTCATTGGGCTTCCATAGCCCATCCGTGTCCCATTCCCCGCCGCCGATGCAAAAGTCGTAATGCTTCGGGTGCGTGTGCTTCATGCGCTCAAACCGGTTTTCTCCCTTTTCGAGATGAGCACCGAACGCGCAGAACATGCAGCCCGTGCGCTGGCAGCCCGTGCAATGCAGCGGCTTTTCGATGAGCGTTGACGGATAATCATTTTCCCCGTCGCTCGCCACGATGTCGCCGTACACGCTGGCGTAGGGTAGCCCCCGCTCCACGATAAACCGCAGCACGTCTTGCTCCGTCCAAAAACTCATGGGCTTGCCCATAGGTCGCTTGCCTTCAAAGGCGTTGCAGCCGCTTTTCAGCCAATGCGTCATGCGTGATCTGCTTTCTTCCGCCATCGTCGCTGTTGTAGCCTGCTGCTCGGTTTTGTGTTCGTAGGTTTTCAACGGTGACTTTTTCATAATGGCGCAGCACTTCGCGGAGATTACAAACGGTGCGTGCAACAGATATTCCCATTTCTCGCAGTTGTAGACAGACGGCTGACCGTCTTTTCGCACGGCTTCCCCTCGCAGACGCTTCATTGTCGAGCCGCTTGGGTTCCTGCGGGCATCGCTGACATATTCCGCCACCTCTTTGCTCACGATGCTGTACCCGTACTTCGTCACCACCTGCCGAATGTTCATTTTCGGGCGCAGGCGGTGAAGGTTTACGGTCACGCGGGGAAACTCCCGCCGCAGCCACTCCGTGTACTCATTGACGAACTTCTGAATTTCAGGATATTCCAGCCCCGTGTTCACAAACACCAGATTCAGCTCCCACGGCGGCGTCTTGAAGCTCGACAGATACCGCGCCGCCAAGTACGCCAGCACTGTGCTGTCCTTGCCCCTGGAAAAGCTGACGTAGCAACTCCCGCCCCATGCGGTGTACCATTCGTCCAGTTTTTCGTAGGTGGTTATCTCCTTATCCGTTAAGTCCAGCGCCATGAGCTTTTTCGCCGCCTCTCGCGTCAAAGGCGTGTTTGTCGGCACCATCACTCGCCGTCCTGAAACCGTTGTCATCCTCACACCTCCCGGATGGAAAACCCATACCGATTGCGAAACAGCTTTGCTTTCATGGCATACTCCCGCGTCCGCATCCCCTTCACGTCCTCCACCACCGGCAGCCAGTACCGCTGGCCGTAGCTGTCAGGAGCCGCTCTGCACTCGTACACGAAGTCCGCAACGTAGTCGATACTTTTCACGCGGTCGCCCTCAAATGTCGTGTACGCCTCTTGCAAGCAGTACCGCACCTGCAATTTTAGCCCCCGTATCTCCCCGGCATTTTGCAGCAGCAACAAAGCGTCATAGCGCTCCGCCTCCTTCTTGCTGTCGAAAGTCAGCTTGCCGCGCCGCGTCTTCTGCGCCTTGTACTTTCCGGGCTTGCGCATCTTCTCCATGACCTGCTTCTGCGCCGCAGGCCCCAGCCGCATCAGATCATCACTGTTCATCCAACAACCCTCTTTTCTCCAGTCCGCGCTTGCTCATGGTGTAACGCTTGATCGTCGTCAGTTTCTGGTCTTTCCCGCAGCGCTGGCACACGCCCCGCGCCCAGCCGTGGAACGCTGGCTCGATGATGTATTCCGCCGCCATCTCCTGCAAGCAGGCCACGCACAGCCTGCCGGACGCGATCTTCCATGCGCCGTCGTTCATCGCAACCTCCAGTTCTTTCCGCTGCCCGTCACGCTCATGGTAAAGCCCTTCGCGCGCTCCGCAATGCGGGATCCTATCGCCTCGTCCCAGTCAAATATCTGTCCTATCGTCCGCTCAGAACTGATGATCGTAGCACACTCAGGCTTTATGTACCGTGCGTTGAGTATTTCAAACGCAATGTTCCGGTCAGCCTCCGTCACGTTGCCCTTGAGGAAGTCGTCGATGTAAAGCACGCGGATAGTTTTCAGCTTTCCCACGGCATCGGCGTACAGCTCCGCATCGTTTACTTTTGCCTTGATGGATGGAATGTCCGACCGCCACTGCATATACCGTACTGGCAATCCTGCCTCCATCAGCTTCCCGCAGATCGCCGTGCACAGATGCGTCTTTCCACTGCCGGGGGTCCCACCGGCATAAAACCACTTACCGCGCCAATCCGTGATATACGCCTCGGCCATCTGCTTTGCCTGCTTCTGCCACGGCTCCGCCGTCTGGTACGTCTCCAGCGTACAGCTTTCCAGCAGACCGGACAGTCCGCTACGCGCAATGCGCCGCTGGTTGTCCTTGCGTATCTGGCAAGGGCAGATACGGGTCATAAGCTCCCCGGTTGCGCTGCGTGTGGCCGTATAGCCCCTGTCCTCGCAGTCCGGGCACTCAAAGTACGACTTCTCCTGGGATATTCCATTTTTTCGCAGGTTCTCCAGCACCGCCGCTATGTCCATCGCCGTGTTCCTCCTTCCATCTCGTCTCCCAATTCCGCACGGCGGCTTTCCAGTCCTTCATGCGGTTCTTGCCTACCATCCACCCCTTCTGCTCGTAGAAGGCGACAAAACGATCTGCGTTGACGTGATAGCCCTGCGCCTGAACATAGGCGGATACATCATCAGCGGATGGTGGCGTGAAGCGCTTCGCGCGCGTATCACTCACACCGTTAGGTGGGAGTGTATTATCTTTGGTTTTGTCTTTGGTTTTGTCTTTGGTTTTGTCTTTGGTTTGGTACGTTTCGTATACGGTCGTATTCGATTGTATACCATCGTATACGGTCGTACCCTCGCGACGTGCATATCGCTTTTCGATGTTGCGCTGGTTCTTCGCGCATCTCTCGTCATACGCCGCTTTCGCCCTATTTATATCGTCCGCAATAAAATCAAATGCGATTGACTCCCGTCCCGTAAGTTCCTCCGTCTCTCCGGTCTCGCCATATTTCAGCAAAGCCCGTACAAGCCGACCTACCTCTTGATCTGAAAGTTTCTCTAATTTCTTGCGATAACTGTAATAAAAGGGGATGTACTCAAGAGCCACTATGCACCGCCTCTCACTCCTTCGGCGATACGCCTACTCCCCATTCTTTTCTTCCTGCCTTTCGTACTCGGCCGTCAGGTGCCGTTCGATGGTGCAATGCTCCCACGCCCCGGCACAGAATTGATTCATATAGCGGGATGCCGCGCCGCCCGTCTCAAAGCTGACGCGGCTACCGCCCTCGCAGCATACCCGCCGTTTCTCGCTGCTGGTAAAGTATGGGCAGGTGTACCGCTTGTGCCAGTAATCCATGCCGCTCTACCTCCTAATCAATACGGCATATCGTCGTCCGTGTCGAAGTCCTCGTCCACCTCCACGAACTGTCCGCCCGCGTATTTCTTGGCGCCGCTGTCCGCGTCCTTCTTGGCATCGCCAAAGTAAATGTTGTCCGCCAGCACCTCGGCGTTCCGGCGCTTATTGCCGTCCGTGTCCGTCCAGTCCCGCAGTTGCAAGCGGCCCTCCACCACGGCCATGCGCCCCTTGGAGAAATACTTGGACACAAACTCGGCGGTGGTGCGCCATGCAACCACGTCAATAAAATCCGTGTCCTTAGTGCCGTCCGCGTTCTTAAAGTCCCGGTCTACCGCCAGTGTAAAGCTGGTGACGGCTGTACCGTTCTGTGTCCTGCGCAGCTCCGGATCGCGTGTCAACCGGCCCATGATGAAAATCTTGTTCAGCATGTCTTATCTCCTCTCATAAATAGCTTTTCCCAAATTCGCGGCGAAAGTCCGCCTCCGTCCATCTCTGCTCCTCCATCGCCTTGAGCTGCCCGTACCGTCTCAAACGGCGCATCTGGTCGCCGTTCTTGTGTACCGCGCCGCGCCCGTTCCGGTGGCAGCGATTGCCGCACAGGTACACCACAAGGCCGTACTTCTCGCTTTCCTTCCGATTCGCGCCGCCAAAAATGTGGTGACGCTCTAGCGGGTCACCAATGTCATTCCGGCCGCACAAAAAGCATCTTTTGTCGTTCATACGCTAACCTCTCCCCACCGGCTAACGAGGGCATCCAGCTCTCGCGGTGTCATGGTCTCAATGCCGACATCCCGGCAGTCTTGCACAATGGCGTCTATCAGCCGCGCCATCTGCTCCGTGTCGTATACGGAGCTGCCGTACCATACAGTCACGTTTACGCAGCCCTTGAGCTTGCTGGGGCCGGTATCGGTCATCCAGCCGATACCGTTCCGCTCCCAGCTCCGGCAGAACGCTTCCACCGCCTTTTCCCGCAGGCACAGCACCTCGCTTACACCGCCGATGCTCTGTATCTCCTGCCGGTATACATTCTCTCTCGCAACGCCGTAGTGCGCCGCCAGCTTGTCCAGCAGTACCCATGCGTAGGCATTTGCATCGAGGCTCCGCCCCTTGCCTTTGATGGTGGCGGTGTACTCCTTCCCCGGCTTTATGGTGTCGCACAACTCCATTGCCGCCTCTGGAGACTTCACACGTAGACACAGCCACGCCCCATCGCTGTCCTGCGACCACCGCGCCGCATCAACCGTTATCTGCTGCATGGTTATTCCCCGTCGCGTTGGCTGCCTTCATGCAGACCCAGCACAGCCGCTTGCCGTACTTCTTCACGGAGTTCTCCGCGATCTCGCTGGTGGGATACACGCGGTCCCCGCGCTTCACCGACTTAATGGGAAGTCCGCAATGCTCGCACAGCATCGGCGCATCTGCCTTGTTATCCGGCTTCTTTTCGCACTTATCCGGCTTGTCATACTTGCTCTTGTCGGCATCCCAATACACGTCCGCCCCAAATCCAAGCGCCTTACACGCCACGGAGATAGCATCAGTCAGCGCCATCTTAAAACACTCGTCGGAGGTATATGGGCCGTTCTTCTCCTTTGCCACGAACGCACTGCCGCCAGTGCCGGGGATAGCGTCAGACCAGGCGCCGCCTGCCTTTACAAACAGATCAATGTCCAGAAATGCGGCTACTTCGCCATTTGCGCCCTGCTCCAACCTCTTGTCAGTGATAACGTATTTCCAGCCATAGCCGCAGGGCCCAAACTGCTCTGTCAGCGCCTTGATGCGCCACATGGGGTTAATGTCTGTCTTGCCCTTCAAGCGCCCCGCCTCGATGCGTCTTTTGGCGCTGTCCGGCACACTACGAACTGCATTGTAGATCGTCATGTTATCCATCACTTCACCCCCATGTTCAGCTTCTCGCACAGCTCCGCGCCGGTCACAGACACGCCGGACTTGAGAAGCGGCGCGATGTCCGTCTTACTCACCGTGGGCTGGGCAAAGGTGATCTTGCCGTCGTAGCCGTTGTCCATGCACCACTTCACCACAGCGTCCATGTCGGTGATCTCCACCGCCGTGCTTTTGCGATACGTCACGGCACACCGCGCCGTCTGGAACGCCGCGCCGCCCAGCGCCCGTTCTGCATAGGCAAGCAGCTTTTCCCGCTTGCTCTCCATAGCCTTGCGCCGCTCGGCAAGCGCCTTCTCCTCCTCGCGGATAGCCTTTGCCTCCGCCGCCAGATTCTTTGTCCAGCAGAGTACGCCCTCGATCTTGGCGTTCCACGCCATTTGCAGCGCCTCAAACGCATCAAAATCAAGCACCTCGCCGGTTTCCTGGTCGATCAAGTTCTCCAACTCCTGATCAATGTGGTACAAGCTCATATTCATTCCTTTTCCTCCCATGCGTCCACCGTCCTGATGCAGCCATCGCATCCGACGATTTCCTCGTAAATATTCTTGTATAGTGTGTCGGTTTCCTCGCCGCACACCGGGCAGCGGGGAACCTTGTAGTCCTTCGGCTCCAATGGGCGCTCCGGCTCCCTATACTGCATCGCGCTTTCCCTCCCGTTATTTACTTCCCCGGCCTGTCCAGTTTGTCCAGCAGCCGCATAAACAGATAACTCACCGTAGCCGCGCCGATATACGTCAGCGCCCATGCAAACACGCTCATTTCGCACCTCCGCTATCCTTTCCGTTCGGCACAAGGCCGACAAACTCAAGCCCTCTGCCGCGCGCGTAAATCTCGCCCATGATCGTCCCCAGCTTTACAGGGTCGGGGGGCGTGACCCAAATGATTTTGTATTCCGGCTTTTTACTCATTGCCTTTTCCTTTCCCCTGTGCTAAAATAGCCACAGGACACATATCTAAGCCTAAGATTTGTTCCGCCGTCCCGCTCGATGCTGCAACATTGGGCGGGGCATTTTTTTACTGCCCATCGCTGGATTCCAGCAGCTCGTCCACGGGCACGCCGAAGTGATTCGCCAGTTTCTTGATTTGACGCGGGTGCGGGCGGCGCGCGCCGTCCTTCCAGTTTTTGATTGATGTCTGAGATACATCAATTTCTTTGGCAAGACGGTAATTCGTCTCGCCACGCTCGGCTTGCAGTCGAGCCAGATTTTCCGGTAAGCTCACCTTTTCACCTCCAAATTTAGAGTATTCTATTGACAAATTGGAGCAATGGTGATACTCTAAGTTTGCGACAACTATATGTTTCTCACCAGCCCGATTTGCCGGGGTGGTCAGGTTTCTTATTGCCTATCCACGAAAAAGATTATACTTTAAGTTGAAGCATAAGTCAATATATGTTGAAATATTATTGTGACGAAGTTGAAAGGATATTTTTATGAGCTTTGCACAAAACTTGAAGTATATAAAAGAAAAAGAGAATCTAACCAACTACCGACTTGCAAAACTTTTCGGTTGCAGTCAGTCGTCTCTTATTAACTGGCTTGATAACGGTGTTGTTCCGCACCCAAAGACCCGCCAGAAGATCGCCGACCATTTCGGCATCACCCTTGCCGAGCTGGACGGAGACGAGCTTCCCGTCCTGCCGGAAGATGGCGCAAAAAAAGCCCCCGATCCGAAGACCGAGGGCGAGGGCTTAAGCGCAGCAAAGAAAGCGCTATTGGTAGCTATTGATGATTTGTCCGACGCTCAGTGTGAAAAACTCCTTCCGATTGTATTGAGCGCAAAACAAGTACTATGAGTAATGTTTTTATTCCGACTAATCCGCATGATAAGATATTGACCGATGCAGAGCGGCAAAAGTGGGAAAGCGATCTTGATAACAAGAAAGATGACTTCCCGTATATCGCTTTGACAAAGGCGCAGCTAAAGCTTTTAAAGCAAGCGCGAACCGATGCCGTATTGATAACCGCGCATAATGAAAATGATGCTGATGTACTCTGCGGTCATAGCTTTGCATATTGCCTTGTAAATGGCGAAAAGCGAGGGCTTATTGCTCGCCAAAGAGGGGCTAATTATCTTGCATATGCGCAGAAAGAAAACTCCCAAGCGTGGTCTATAACGGCGAGGGATTGCCTCGTTGCTGCAATAGGTGCTGTTTTCGGGTTTCTGCTGAATTGCTTGTTCTCTGGTTAATTATATTGCAACTGAATGTTCAGCGCTTCTCGGATAGCTTCAGCTTTTTCGGGGGTAATGTCTGTCGGCTCGTAGTCTTTGCAGGGATTGTCTTTCCCGCAGCCAAGAACGTACCAACCACCCCAAGTAGTATAGCGGACCACAACATGCTTACACCCAGAGCACGCGATGCTTTTGCATTTCGGAAGCGCCGCTTTGTCAATGATGGCAGATCGGCGGTTGTATTCTCGCTCCGCTTCCTGCGCCTCTGCAAGCTGCAATTTAAGTTTGCGGTTTTCTTCCCGCAGATTATTTAATTCTCTTCTTGCAATAAACATTCCAACCTCCATAAAACATATTCCGCCTGGCTGTCAGTAAGTGATAGCACCTCAGATTTTAGGCGCTCTCTAATAATAATAGCATGGTTTTCTTCTTCGCGCAACATTTTGTGTCCCTCCAAATAATTGATAGTAACGGGGCTATGTGTCGATTATTGCACAAAAGTTCGGGAGAAAATACAAAAATAAAAGGTGGTGTGCCAAATGTCAAAAAGCAAAATCCCCGGCCTGTCCTTTAGCTGGAAACGTGCGCTCGGAATCACAAAGATGAAAAGAAAAATTTCAAAAGCAACTGGGATTCCCACGACCAAAGCGGGGCGGCAAAGAAAACTTGGCAAACTCCTTGGTATGAAGTAAGAGAAAAGCCCCCGCCGTCTCCGCAACAACGGCGGGGGCTCTGTGCAGACAGCACGGAGCGGTTGCCGCTGCATGATTTGACCATACTCCGCTTTGCTTAACTATTTCAACGCCAAAACCTTGCAATAAGACAGCGCTCGACGAGGTTCGGCAAGCCCTCATCTTGTGACTTCGCGGCGTGAAAATCGAAGAAATTAAGGTGGTATAAATGAACATCCAAGAGGTGTGCAAAATCCGCAAAGAAGAATTGAAACTGACCTATCAGGAAATTTCAGACACTTCCGGCGTGCCGCTGTCCACCGTGCAGAACTTCTTTTCAAAGTTTTCCAAAGCCCCGTCTATTTACACCGTCGCGCCTATCTGCAAGGCGCTGGGAATATCGATTGATGAAGAGTTTGGAATTTCCGAGCGGTTGACAAGGAACGAGGAGACCTTGCAGGCGCGAAACGACGAGTTGGAGCGCCATGTTGACGCAAAGGCAGACATGATCGAGATTATGCGGCGCGGTGTGCATATCCGAAACGCCGTGATTTTTATTTTATTTGTAGTGGTGGTGTTACTGACCGCGTGGTGCGTGTATGTCGATTTGCATTGCGCAGATTACGGATTTTGGAGGGGGCGGTGATGAGAGCAGCACTGTATATCCGCGTGTCGAGCGACGAACAGGCGCGGCATGGCCTGTCATTGCAAGAGCAAAGAGATGCGCTGACAAGATATGCCCAAGAACACAAAATGACCGTGGCGGGTATCTATGAGGACGCGGGAATATCCGCGCGAAAGCCGTATAAAAAACGTCCGGCGCTCCTGCGGCTGCTGGGCGATTGCAAAGCGGGGAAGGTAGACACGATTCTATTTATTAAGCTTGACCGCTGGTTCCGCAATGTCGCGGGGTATTATGACGTGCAAACGCAGCTCGACCGATACGGCGTAACATGGCAAGCGACGGAAGAGGACTACGAGACGCGCACCGCGTCCGGGCGATTAAAGGTCAATATCATGCTTTCCGTTGCGCAAGATGAGGCCGACCGCACAAGCGAACGAATCAAATTTATCAATGATGGGAAACGGGCAAAAGGGCAGCCGGCAGGCTCAAAAGCACCGTTAGGTTATGCCATCAAGGACAGGCAATACCAGATTGATAACGGCACGGCAGATGCGGCGCGAGATATGTTTGCCGCGTTTATCCGGCTAAAAAGCGTCCTTGCCGTAAAGCGATATATGCTTGATACATGGGGAATTGACCGGGCTTATAACAAGTATGTAAACTATTTCCGGAACCGTCTTTACATCGGGGAGGTGTACGGCATCGAAAATGCCTGTCCCGCGCTGGTGAGCAAACAGGACTTTGAACTTGTAAATGATATTATTCGCCAGCGGTCACAACGCTGTGCGGGAGTTGGCACGGATCGCGTGTATCTGTTTTCCGGGATATTGCGCTGCAAAGAGTGCGGGAAAACGATGCAATCGGAAACCGTAAAAAAAACATATACATACTACCGATGCCGGACGCGGATGCTTGACAACTCCGCTTGCCCGCATACAAAAAGGATCCGAGAAGATGCGCTGGAAGACTACCTACTACACGAGATGGAGGGAATCGCAGAACGGAACAATCGGTACTATAAAAAGGCAGATAAAAAGCCCACGCAAAGCGCGGACTCAATACGAAAGAAAATGGGCAAGCTAAAAACGCTATACCTAAACGATCTGATTGAGTTGGACGAATACAAGCGGGAGTATGCGAGCTTGAAAAAAGCACTTGAAGCTACGGAAGAAAGGCCAGAAATCAATTTGGACGCGCTAAAAAAGGAGCTGCAAGAATACGAAACCTATTCCCGCGATGAAAAAAAGGAATTTTGGACGCGCTTCATCAGGCGGATTGATGCAGACAACGATGGCGCGTTTTTCGTAACGCCCCGTTAGGCATATTTTACCTTCACGGACATAAAGGGCAAATATGCCTAAAAAATCCCCCGCCGTAAATGACGGGGGATTTTTCACTTTTCCAGCTTGCGCATAACGCTGTTATACACTCGCTCGTTGACGACCTTCAAGCTGTCCATGAGTTCGTCCATCACTTCCCACGCACGGGCCGGGTCAACGCGGGCCACCGCGCGGAGGAAATCGCTATCTCCGTACTCCTTTGCGGGCGCGGCAGAGTATCGCGGCATCGCCGGCGGCTCGCCCTTCCCACGGTTTTGGTTTTGGATGGTATACAGCGTCGCCAGCTTTTCGTAGTTCGTCCAGCTGGATTTTTCCGTTTCCAGGCGAGAGATCCAAAGCTGCAGCTCCTTTTCGTCGATCATCGGGGCCTACCCCCTTTATTCCTCCATCATGTCCATTGCACGACGCAGGGCATCCTTGATGCGGTCATCGTCAGTCTCGCGCATCATATCGTTGATCTGGCTGCGCAGATGCTCAGTTGCGTCCGTGCGGCTGTAATGCCCGCGGACATAGTGCCGTCTCGCGTAAGAGACGCCCCTCCCATACGAATTGCGCATATCGTCGTCGTGATAGCGGCTAAAATAACCGCCCTCTTCAAGCGTCTCGATCTTGTCGATGTTCTTGATGGTGTCGGTCAGCTTATGCGCGATATCGAGGTCTCCCGCGCCAAGCTCACCCTTGCGGGCGATTTCGTCAAGCTCCTTGCAGAGCATGTCGCGCAGATTATACATAGATTTCATTCCCATTGTGTTCTCCTTTCTCAGCAAACTCTGGTAATGATAAGGTTCGCGTTTCTCACGTCAATGGCTTCGCCGCTCACGTTGCGGATGGACAGCGACGCGCAGCAGCCCTTTGTAACGTCAACGTACTCAGATGCCGCTGCGTTAAAAAACGCCTCCGCAGCCGTGGGCGTAACCGTCGCAACGGAGGACAGCAGGGGTTCACCGTCAACCGCAATGGCAACGGAGATGGGGCCTGGGGTCCCGCCGGTGCTTACGGCAATGTTGCCGATAAAGTCCACCTTGTAGCGGGCGCGGCACTGAGAGCAGTTGCCGCGAAGGTTAAACAGGCCGGAGCCTACCCGGTGAGTGATAAGGCCCTTTGTGCAGGGGATCGGTGCCTCGGTAAAAAGCACATTCTGATTTGCCGCCACAGTCTGCGTGGCAATCGCAGTGTATTCAGGCATAGAAAACTCCTTTCATAAAATAAGCGGCAGGGCTATTGCCCCGCCGCTTTGGTTTAGTATCGGCACGGGGCCAAACATTTTGTTGACGTTAACAAAACATTGCCAACAAAAAGCTATGCTATGCAGTTATCAGCAGCCGCAACCGGATCCACATCCACCATAGCCGCTACCCGCCCACGGGTTGCAGGTAATGTAAGCGGGAGAAGGGCACGGGCGAAGCTGCGAAATAAGATAGTTGTTCTGCGCAGACTGAGACGCCGCCAGACGCAGCTCCTGATTTGCACTCTCCAGATCGCGCATCTTGGAGTTGGTCAGGAAGTCCAGAATGGCGCGGCTGTTGGCGTTCTGATTTTCCACGATGTCGCGGGTCGCGTTCTGCACCGTGTTGCGCGTGTCGCACGCCTGCGCGGCCATGTCGTAGCGCACGCCCTCGATGCTGCGCTGGGTGTTGCAGCAGCACTCGGCAGCCTGCATCTGCATGGCGTTGAGCTGCTGCATCAGCGCGGCCTGCTGGTTGGCGCGGGACAGTTCAGCGGTCTGGAAACCGTTGTTCATGTTTTGGTTGACACCGGCAAAGCCGTTCAGCAGCGTGGTGTTCGCGGCATAGAAGCCATCGCACAGCCCACCGTTGATGAGATCCATCTTGCGCTCAATGTTGGCAAAATCGGAAGACAGCACATAGCCGTCTACCACGCCGCCGGAATTGCCGCCGTTGTTGCCCCAGCCGTTATTACCCCAGCCAAGGAAGGCAAACAGGAACAGGATGATGATGAACCAACTGCCATTACCATCCCATCCAAAACCGCCGTTGCCGCCGGAGTTAGTGGGTGCCACGGGCATTGTCAGCATGGGAGCGCCGTCAGAAGAAAGAGACATAGAAAAACTCCTTTCAGTTTTTTATTATCAAATCGTGGCCACGATATTGATTAACCTAATAATTTAGCAAACACTTTGCTTAAACTTTGCTTAAACTTGCTTAAACTTGCTTAAACTTGCTTACTGCATCAGGCTTTGGAACTGCTTCGCCATCTGCTGCAACTGGTTCAGCTGAGCTTGTGAGAGTTTCCCGCTCTGCAAGAGTTTTTCGACCTCTGCTTTGGGGTCGCCATGAAAATTTGCCTTGAACTGCTGGAACTGCTGCACCATCTGCATAAAGCCGTTGCCGCCGCCCATTGCACCGAAAAACGGATTATTCATCGCTCTTTTCCTCCTTGCGCTTCTTGCCCTTCATTTCGCTCACAAGCGCCGCCAGCGCGTCGAACTCTTTACGGGTCACATATTCCGCAGCGGGCGCTTTCTGCGCGTCAGGGGCGCTTGCAAGCCGCTCTACAAGGTCGTATACTTTGAGCGTCGGCTTGCCGCTTGCATCGGCCTGTTTGAGATACACAGTCGGTGCGGAGCTGTCCCACAACGCCACGGCGGCGTTGGGCGCGATCATCCAGTTTCGGGCCTCCTGTTCGCCGCTGACCCACTGTACACCGCTCTGCGCCACCGGATTTTGAAGGGCCTGCGGAATTTGAGATTGCATCTGTGGTTGCTGCATTTGCCGCATCTGCATCAGGTTATCCTGCATTGGGGGTGGATAATAGGGGTTCTGCCATCCGTAAGGTGTGTAAGCCATAATCAGTCCTCCTTAACCCAGTAATACAATACGTTCTCGTTGCTGCTGTCCCAGCTGTCCCAGATCGTGCCATTTTGCACGCAAACCACATGGCCGGACAGGGCCAGAATATAGTTGCCTACCGGGTGATCCTCCGCAAACTGTCCCACCGTGTAGCAATCCGGGCAAGTGTCCGGTACGATGTACCGCCGGTATCCGATGCTGCGGAGATACCGGCCCCAGCAAGCATTTGCAGACGGCATATCCCCGTCAAGATATCCTTGGATGCACAGTCGCAAATACGTCTCGCCCCAGTCCTTGCCGGTGGCTTTTGATATTGCTCTGACGGTACAGTCCCCTGTGTTTTTCCCTTTTGGGTTCTCGTTGTAGTAGCTATACATATTCGCGCCTATCGTCGTGCAAGAGCTCTACAATGCGCACAAGGGGAAGCAATCCGGCGGTGTCAGATCCGTATTGATTGCATATATCACGTGCCATATCCGCCGTATACCCACACGCCAACAGCCGCTCCATTACGCTCATTTCGCCGCACCCCCTTGTATATCTATAAAATACAGCAAAAAAGACCCAACAAAGAGCCTGAAAAAGGTCTTTGTTGGGTCTTTACTTTATGGGTTTTTGATATGGTCGGCAATCTTTTGGTAACCGTTGCGGCGGCGCTTCTTGACATACTCGACCGACGCAAACAGCCTGTTTGCCACCTGCTGTCTGGATTGTTGCTTGACGTCGCACGCGATGATGCAAAACGCTTCGTCTTCCGGAAGATCAAGCGCGGCGATGTAATCAATGGCACGTTGAGGGGCCATGCTGCGCAGTTTTGCGCGAATGTCTCGGTAATTTGTATTCATGGCGATCATATTCGCCGTGGACTTGCGGAGCCTTGGCGGAAACAGGGGGGCGGCGCATTGTTGCCCCGGTTTCGTCCAGATTTTTAAGACAGTTACTGTGACGCTCTCTTCACATCATCTCGAACCTTCCCGGATGAACCCGTCAAACCCGGCGTCCTTCAAACGCTTCAGCATCTTCTCGGCGTTTTCCCGGACGGCGAAGGCGCCGACCTGGACGCGATACAGCTTATCGCCGGTCGGCTGGGCGGGCTTAGGGGACTCCTGCTTGGTCGGGACGTAGGTCACGCCCAGATACTTGCACAGGCCCTTGGCGATGGCCTCGCCGATCTCCGTGGTGTGCTCCACGATCCACTTGGCACCCTCCACCGTGTCGTGAAATTCGCACTCACAGTACACCGTGGGAGCCGCCGGAGTCCGCACCTCGTAAAGGTTGGGGTTCTTCTGCACGTTCTCGGACGTTCCCGGCGTCAGCGGGGCCAGCTCGTTGAACACCGCCTTGCAGGCGTCGTAGCCCTTGCCAGGGATGGCGTAGCAGAACAGCCGGGTGCCCATGACCTGCTTGTTGCAGGCGTTGGTGTGGACGCAGTTGTGGATGTCCGCCCTGAAAGCGTTGGACTGGGCGCAGCGCTGGGCCATGGTGGAGCCCAGAGCCGCCACCTGCACCTCCACGCCGCTGCGGCGCAGGGCCGCCGCCTCCGCCTCGGCGATCTTCTGGCACTGAACGTGCTCGTTGGTGTTGCCCCAGGCGTAAGCGTTGCTCACCTGGTCGCTGGGGCTGATGTAGACCTTCTTACTCATCGCTATTCTCCTCTCCCGGCAGGTTCTCCTCTGCCGTGTCCTCGGTGTGTACCTTCAGCTTTTTTAGCAGGGCCTGCAAAAAGCCCGGCACCGGTGCGCCAATGGCCGAAACGTTCTCCAGGATGGACAGCAGCTCGTTGATGACCAGCCAGATGATGACGATGCTGGCAAACAGGAAGTCCACCGGCCAGTTCCAGCCCAGGCTGTCCGCCCCGTAGCGCAGCAGCCAGTCCACCACGCAGGCCACCCCGACAATCACCAGGTAGCCCACCTTTTTCAGGATGCCCCACAGTCCCACCCGGGAGGACAGCTCCCCGGCGTTCCATGCCTTGGTCATGCCGGTGATGTAGTCCAGGACCATCACCACCAGCAGCACCAGCACTGGCACCAGCAGCTGGATGCCGTAAGCGCACAGCGCCCCCAGCGCAGCCGCCAGCGCGGCCTTGATCGTGTTTTCTTTCATGTTGTAAAATCTCCTTTCCTGCCGCCTTGGGCGGCGTGATTACTGCGTGAATGCCTTGGCCGACAGATTGCCGCTGTTGTCCACGGCGATGGTGTACAGGGTGCCGTTGGGGGCCTGCACAAATACGTTGGCCATGTTCTGCTTGACCTCATCACCGAACTGCATGGGGGTGCCCACCCACACCTGCTTATAGGCGATCTCCTGGTTCTTGGTGATGATGGCCCCAGCGGCATCACCGTTGCCCACGATACGAATGAACGCCACACCGAGATCGTTAATGGTGATACTAAAGCCCTTGCCGTCGCTGTCAAATACCGCATCATAAGAGGTCCCAGAGGTGGCTTTGTATGTCACAGCGCCAGTAGAATCCTTCATGGCGTTGTACTGCACGGCAATGGGCCAGATGGAGCCGCCGCCGCTTTCAAAGGTGCCATCCGGGCAGCGCACCCGGATCACGTCCCCGGCCTTGCACCCGATGTAACCGCTTGTCCACATGGTGTAGGTCCGCACATCGGTAGACTCCCCGCCGGAACCGTTCAGGCGGGTTTGAGATTTAAAATTCGAATCCGATTGATCTAACAGGTTCGTAAAATTCGGCTGCTGCTGGTATTCACCCTCGGCGGCCTGGACGAACGAGGTATCTGCCGGAGTAATGGGCGCGGCGACAGGCTGCCACCATCCGGAGCCGGTCCACCACTTGGGCTTGCCCAAGCTGCTGTCCCAGACGGACATGCCCGGGTAATACTTATCTGCGTCCAGAGACCCGCCCTGACCGGGCAGGGAAACGGTATCCGCCAGATACTGCCGGTTTCCGCTGGCGTAGCCATCGTAGGGCACCAGCCCGGAAGGGGTAGGATAGAAGTAACCGTTCAAGCCGTCCGTGGCCAGAAAGATTTTACTGTCCGCGCTGGGGATCGTGGCCAGCAGGTCGGGCAGCTGCCCGGTACGACCGGCGGACCGGATGATGGAAAACCCGATCAGAGACAGCGCAATCTGCGCGGTGGGGCCGGTTACGTCCACAAGCGCTGTGTTGGTGTAGGTGTCGGCGCTGCGCTCGTAGAGCTGGAGCCCGCACACGGTGACCGTTGCGCGGTTGGCCATCATGATGGGCACGCCTGCCGTCTGCCGCCAGCCGTAAAAGCTGTTAATGGTGAGATTGCTGTCCACCCCGGCGGAGACATACACCGCCGCGTCCTTGGACTCGGCCCCGCACCCGTTGAGCACCACGCCGTTGCCGGTGATGCTAAAAATCGTCCCTGTGCCGCCGTCGCAGCACACCTGCGACAGGGTGCTGTAGGCGGACTGGATGATATACGGGTTGGCCGCGCCGCTGCAATAGACCCGTTCCAGGACGGTACTGGTGCCGTAGTCGATGTGGACGGCATTGGAGGCGCACACAAGATACAGGTCCGCCAGCCGGTTGAAAAAGCTGTGCAGCCGAATGCCGTGGCTTCCGGTGCGGATATTGCAGTGCTCAATGGTGCAGCGGCTGCGGTCGCCGTAGATGGCCCAGTGCTCCGCCGCCGTGGAGGCGTTCTTGATGGACAGGTTCCGGAGCACCGGCCCGCTGCCCTTTTCCGCGCCGTCCGTGCGGCCCAGGATGATAGCGGCGTCAATGGCTCCCCAGCCGCCGGACCAGCTGTCCACCGTGGGCATGGTTTTGGCGGCATTGCCGGTTTTCTTGATGATGGCGGTGGACGGATTCTCGCCGATCAGCGCCGGACTGCGTCCCTCCCACCATTTGACGCCGTCGATGGTGGTCACCGCATCGCTGTAGGTCTGGATGACCAGCGGCGCGGTGATGATGTAGGTGCCCGCCGGGACATACACGGCCATGGCCAGCGTCGACACAGCCTTGTCGATGGCCGCCTGAATGGCCGCTGTATCGTCCGTGCTGCCGTCGCCCTTGGCCCCGAAGTCCCGGACGTTGAGCATGTCCCGGTACTTTTTCCGCCACCCGGTAGGCTTGCCGTCTGCATCCACGGCGGACACCATGATCTGGTCATCCGCCGCCAGACCGGACAGGCCCATGGCGGCAGCTACGTTGGCCGCCGTCACGCTTGCATCCGTCCCAGGGGCTCCCTTCGGGCCTTGCGGGCCAGCCGGGCCGGTCGCGCCTTTTTCTCCCTGTGCGCCCTTGGCAACGCCAGCGTCCAGCGTGGTGCCGTCCGTCAGCGTCAAAATCAGATGGCCGCGGTCGTTAATGGCAGCGGACTGGATGTCCTTGCCCAGCAGTCCGGCCACCCGGATCAGCTCATCCTGGATGGCGTTGAGGGTATCAGCGTGGATAACCGTCTGGTTATCCACGAAGGTCGTCTTGCTAAAAACCATTAGATCACTCCTTTCGGTGCCCAAATCGGGCACAAGCTGTCGCCCCATTACACGTCTGTATTCACGCCGTCCTGCGCCATGTGTACACGGCCAGGTACGGCGGCATATTGTTGTGGGCTTGGTCCCCGCAATCGGAGGACTGACCGCCGGAATACGCATTGTACTGATTGCTTGCGGCCTGATACAGCCGGATGGCGTTCACGCCTTCCGTTACACTCTGGCCGGTGTATTTCAGGGTGTGTGCGTGGTCCGGGATTTCCGCTTTGGTCAGCGTGTGGGTCTCCTCGCCGCCGGTACTGCCAGCGGCATGGGAGTCACCCGCCGCCAGCAGGAATACGTCCTTGATCTGCTCCCAGGTGCCTCCAAACAGGTCCGCTGGGGACGTTGAGTCCGTGGACTGGTAGATGCTTCCGACGGGGTGGAGATAATCCAGGAAGGACTTGCCGCCGAACAACACCGCCGCAGGACCGGGCAGCTTCAGGTGCTTGATGAGTCCGCCCACAATCAGCGTGGCCGCCTCGGTCAGATACTGGCCGATGGACAGACCGTCCACAGCCGGCGCCGTCCGGAACAGCACCTGCGCCGATGGCAGCACCACAATCAGGCTGGCTGTGCTGCCCAGTGCGTCGGTGACGGCTATGCACACCTCATAGACGGTGTCCACCGCGGCCGGGATGACGCCGTAGGCGCTGGGTGTATACTGCCCGGCGGCGTCCGGCACGGCCTGGGAGCTCCAGGTGTCCGCCCCCTGGGCCCGGTAGCGGATGACATAGGCGGCCGTGTTCTGGCTGGCCAGCGGCGCCACCGCGCCCACAAAGGACACCTTGGCATGATCTCCGGCGGGGTTGTCCGTGCCGTCTGCATCGCAGCGGGCGGCGCTGATGGAGCGCACACCGGGCGCGGCGTAGGGCAGCACGGTGATGGTCCCTCGCAGGACGGTGGACAGCCCCCGGGAGTCTGTAACGGTGACGGCATAGGCCACCGTGCCGGACTCCGGCAGCGCGCCAGTAGTGGCTGTAGCCCCGGTGGCCGTCAGGCCGGAGATGGCCAGGGTATAGCCCTTGACCGTCGCCCCGTATTTCCCGTTGGCCGTCGTGACGGCCTTTAGGCGGCTCTTGGCCTGCACGTAGGCTCCGTAGGTATCTGCATACCCAGTGGCGTCCGAGAGCGCCACGGTGGCCACAGGAGCCGCGCTGGAGGGCACGGAGGCGGCAAAGCTATAGGACTGACTGCCCAAGGCCGTATCGCCGCTGTATGTGGTGATGGTCAGGGTACCCACGCCGGTAACAGCATTGGGGATATCGTTGGCCAGTTCCAGGGGCGGCGTCCAGGTAATAGACGTCGCGCCCGTCTCTGCTGACACCACGCCGGAGTGGGTGCCCCAGGCGTATGTGATCCGGTGCGTGTAGCTGCTGTCTGCCTTGGTGACGGTCAGTGTGGCAGGGCTGCCCAGCGTCATAGACGGGACCGCCAAAGAGGATGCCCGGGGGATGGTAGGCAGCGTGACCTTGCCGGATACAGACAGAGACGCTGGCGTCCATTGAGAGGTAAAGCCGCTGTGCCACTCAGCGGACAGCGTTACCGATGCCTCCCCCTTGGAATCGTGATCCACGGTGATGGTCTTGGTGCCCAGATCGTACCAGCCCTTGGCGGTGTAGCTGTAGGGATGGTACACCTTGGTGCCCTGTAGGACGTAATAGCAGCTGTTGGCCGCCTGGTTATAGCTCTCGCCGGTGCCGTCATAGATCTGCAGCGACAGGGCAATGGTGCTGCGGTTGTTGCTGCGGGATTGCTGGATGGTATACCCAAGCCACAGCTGCCAGCCGTATGTGGATTTGGAGCCGTACAGCTCACCCATTGGCATTCACCCCCCTCGCGCCTACCACGGAGCCGTCCGGGTTCACCCGGACCACCAGATTGCCCAGATACAGGCACCCGGCGGTGGGGTCGTCCGGATCCATGGGCCGTATATACAGCGACGGCGTGTATACGCCCCGCTGATTGATGGACAGCAGCGCCAGTGTCTCCCGGAGGATGTTTAGCCCCTGATTGTTGATTTGCACCTTCACGGGGTCGCCCTCGCTGCCCAGGAGCATGCCCATGGCCGCCGTGAAGCTCATGTACTGGTTCATGGTGCGGACGGTCTGGCGGATATCGCCGGTGGCGTCCTCCACCTGCTCGGTGATCTCCTCGGATACCTCCATGCGGATCTGATCCGGCAGGATGGCCAGAGTGGCATCCATGACCCGCTTGTACGACTCGAAGTCCCCAATCTCCACATACTGTTCCAGCGCCTCCAGAAGGATCTGCCGGTCCGACTGGGAAATCTGCGTCATGCGCTCGGTGAGGATCTGCTGCACGGTGTTGATCCGCTCCTCAGTCTCCTGCCGTACCTCCTCCATGCCCTGGGATACGCGGTTGCGCTCGTCCTCCACGTCGCCGGTAAAGGTACGCCGCGTCCGGCCCATGGTGACGGTGGTCTGCGCCGGGTCCAAGAGATCAATGTGCATTTGCAGCAGAGGCATGGCCGCCCGGATGCCGTGGGGCGTGGTGGCCAGCATGGTATACCGGCCTACTCGCCAGGCGGCCACAGCGGCGTCTGTAACGTGGAGATCAATGGCCTTGCAGGTAATGGACTCCTCCAGCGCCCAGCCGGAGGTAGCCAGCCGGGCCGCTGCGTAGGACTGGAGGTTTCCGGCCACGGTGACGTCCTGCCAGTCCGTAGGTCCGGGACAGATCCAGCCGTACTTTGCCACACCGGCCCGGGACCAGACATACGGGCCCTCTTTGACCAGGTCGTCCGTCAGATCGCCGTCGGCCAGCTCCGTGATGGTCAGGCCGTCATGGCCCACCGGCAGGATGGCGGTGTAGATGCCGGTGCCGGTAAGCTGGCGCTCCAGATCCAGGAGGTTTGCCCCGAAGGTAACGGCCTGGGCATTGGTGAGCGGAAGATCTGCGTAGTAATCCAGGTAGTTGCCGTCCGACTCGTACCGCATCAGGAGGTATCCACCCAGGGCGGAGCCAGTAAGGCGGGTGGTCATGGCCTCCATGGTGGTAAGATACTTGGTGGAACTGCGGGTAATGTAGTTGTTGGCGTCCGTCACCGTACACACGCCGGGCTTGATCTGCTGCTCGGCCGAGGCCTTGGCATTGTGCTGGGCCAAGAGCCAGCGGAACAAGAAATCTACCACGTTGCCGTTGTTGGCAGCCGCCTGATAGTCCGCGTCCTCCGAGAAATCGTCCGGGTAAGCAAACGGGGGAACGGTGGAATCGTTGAGCACCGCCATGACGCCCTCCGCCGTAACGTTGAGGTTGTTGTAAAAGTCGCCCACCTGGGAGGTAATGCGGCCCCGCCACACCACATACCGGCCCTGCAGCAGCTCCAGACCGGGGCGCATATAGGGCAGCTTGTCCCGGTAAGGATGATCCGGCGGCAGAGAGAACGCCATACTCCCGGCCTTGCCGGCGGTAAGGTCCACCGACGCCGCCGAGGCGCACAGCCGGTCCGTCTCGTTGGCGCCGCGCGGATCGTACAGGATGTAATCCACGTAACGCAGCTGATAGCCAGCAAAGTCCTGCGCAGTCTCCTGGGGGTCCGTGCCACAGACGGCAAGCCCGGCAACAGCCTTGCCGCATACCGCGCCAGTATAGCTCATAGCGATGCCTCCTGATAGGTGACGGACACCGTGGTTCCGGCTGCGGCTGTGACGGCAAGGGTATTGCCGCCGGCTGCCAGGCGGATGTCCAGGCTGCGATGGCTGCCGGCTGCCACCGCGATGTCCTTGCCGCCGAAGGTCAGCGTTGTAGCCGCCGACACCTCCACGGTGGGTACCACCGACCGGCACTCATTGGTCAGAGTCAGGGACAGCGTGCCCGATTCGGGCACGGTCCCCGTGACCGTGGTTTTTGCGTTCTTGTATTTCCACGGGTCGCAGCTGACTGTGACCGGGATGGTCTGCCTCATTTTGACAAGCTCCACCCGCCCAACGGAGCATCGCCCACTGTAATAATGGGCGGTGTCCTCGGGGAAGGTCACTTTCACGCGCTTGCCGTGGACTTTGTTGCAGAAGTCAGAAATCGTGGCAGGCCATTTCTTGCCGCTCACCGTGTCCACGCCGGTGAGCTTCAGTACAATGGTGCGGTTTTTGTAGGTCACTTCGCCGGTCAACACCTCGGAAGCGTCCAGCAGACCGTCCCGGCCCGGAACATCAATCATATTCGTGCGGACTTCCGGCAAAGAAATGGACTTGCTCGCAAGAAGCAGGCCGTATTCTGTGTAAGTGTCTTTTCCGTCAAAAAATACTTTTCCTATCATACAGCCCTTGCCTTCCTTGCATTGATTTTGGCCAGTTCTTCATCCATGCCTGGGGCAAGCAAACCGATAACCTGTCCACTGTCCATGATGACTTTCATATTTGCCAACATAGGCAAATACTGTTCCAGCAGCATTACAATTCTGCCGGAATCGCCACCCCCGCTTGTGCTTGCCGCTCCGTAAGAGCCACTTGTATAGTTTCTGCTGATGTTTGCATCTGCTGTAATGGTTCCAGCGTCAAAATTCATGCTGCCTTCAATGTCATTTTTCACAGACGCGAATTCATCGCTAAAACCTTCGCCCAGACCTTCGGCCATGAAACCGCCGATTCCGGCAAAGACCTTGGAAGGGGAGTGGATGCCCAAAATGCGCTTCACGCCGCCGACAAGGCTATTCACCTTTTCGTTGAACCAATCCTTGATATTGTCCCACATTCCGGCGATACCGTCTTTCAGCCCCTGAACGATGTTTCTACCGATGCCGCCCCAGTCGTAGTTTCTGATTGTGTCGGCAATAGCAGCGATAACGCGCGGGACGGCTGCAATCAATTCCGGGATTGCACCGATAATGCCGGTAATCAGCGATACAATGATCTGCGGCGCTGCAAGGATGATCTTGTCAAGGTTGTTCACGATGCCGTTGACGAACGCAATAATCAGCGTAGGGACTGCCGCGACCAGCTCCGGGATGCACTTGATAATTCCGTCAATCAGCGCAAACAGAAGATCAATGCCCATCTGGATAATGTTCGGCAGCTCTACAATGATTGCGGCGAGCAAGTTGCCAATAATCATAGGTACTGCCGCGATAAGCTGCGGAATCGCGTCAATCAGGCCCTGCGCAAGCGTCATAATCAGCAAGATTGCCGTTTCAATGAGTTGCGTCAAAAAGTCCGGGCTTGTCAGCATCTGCACAATCGTCAAGGTCACTTGCACAATGCCGTCAATAAGCGTGGGCAGGTTTTCTATCAGGCCATTCGCAAGGAAGAAAAGAATGTCGATTGCTGCTTGCGTAATTGCAGGTAGGCTATCAATGATACCCTGTCCCAATGCGCCGACAAGCGCAACCGCCGCCTGCAAAAGCGCAGGCAGGTTGTCTGTGATGGTTGTTATGACCATCGGAATAATAGTGGTAGATGCAGATGTAACAAGCTGTGAGATGCCGCCCAAGATGACACTAACGCGCGGAATAATATTTCCAGCCGCCGTCTCCACGCTGCTGACAAAATTGCCAATCAGCGTATCAAGGTCTGCGTTGTCGGCTGCAATGCCGGTTATCAGGTTGCTCCATGCGGACTTTGCCGCGCTGACGCTGCCCTGAATAGTAGACGCAGCCTCTTTTGCCGTTGTCCCGGTAATGCCCATTTCCGTCTGCACCACATGGATGGCGTCTACGATGTCGGAGTAAGATGAAATATCAAACTTCTGCCCAGACAGCTTCTCCGCGTCCGCAAGCAGACGCTCCATTTCCTCTTTGGTGCCGCCATACCCGAGTTTTAGGTTGTCCAGCATGGTGTAGTTCTGCTTTGCAAAACCCTGATAGGCGTTCTGTATCATCTCCATGCCGGTGCCCATCTTATTGGCGTTGTCTGCCATGTCGGTGATGGCCTGGTCCGCCTTTTGAGCTGCTTTTTCTGTATCTCCGCCAAGGCTCTGGAGCAGGGAGGCCGAAAAGCTGGTCACCGTGTCCATATATTCGTTGGCGCTCATGCCAGCGGTCTTGTATGCGTTTGCGGCGTACTCCTGCACCTTGTCCGATGCAGTCTTAAAGAGGGTATCGACGCCACCCACTAATTGCTCATACTCGGCATATTGGTCAATGGACGCCTTTGTCAGCGCCGCCATGCCAGTAGCCGCAGCTGTCAAAGCCGCAGCTCCCACCTTTGCCGCAGTAGCAAGGCCGCTTTTCAACTTGTCGGCAAAGCCGGACGCTTTGCCTGAAGCATTGTCCAGCCCATTTTCGTATCCGCTGGTGTCCAGCGTAATTTTTGCATACAAGTCAAACACGTTTATCGTCCTCACCTCCGACCTTTGCGATTTTTTCTTTCATTCGGTCAACGATTTGTTCCGGCGTCCTGGTTTCCTCCGGATTCGGCTCTATGAGGTCAGCATACCGCGCCTTGATATAGCCGCCCCCCACGTACCGCGCCGTGTTTTCCGCGATTGCTTTGAGCGCGTCTGTCACATAGACCCGGTATGCCTTGTCCACGCTGTCCTGTTTGGCGCGGGCAAGGGCATACCGCAGGAACGCCTTTACGCTACGGGGGCCTTGGTATTCTCCTGCGCAGAGCCAGAGGGTTTTTCTGTGCTCTGCGCTGAGATAAAAAGTTCCGTGAACGCTTCGTCTGTCATCAGGTCAATAAAATCCTTGGTCAGTTTTACCAGACTCAGAGCGCCCGTGTAAGCCTCCGGGCTTGTTCCCTCAATGGAGGACAGGATGGAGATTACATCGCCCTTATGACCGCGCAGAAGGGCGGGAACGGCCTTTTTTGCCTTCTGTAAAAGGAACTTCTTGGCTGTCATGCCATCCGGCAGTTGTTCCCGCTTAAACAGGGCGGCGGCGTTCTCGTCCTCCGCAATGTTGCAGATTGGCTCGATCAGATCTGCGATTACTTCCAGGGTGCGATCACCTTTTACGTCAGATAGTTTCATCAGCCGCCCACCTCCGCATGAGCCGCGCTGTAAAACTCCATGGGCATCTCGTCCTGAGCGGACATGGACACATGGCCGGTCAGCTCCACGCTCACCTTGCCCTTGCCGTTTTTGGCGGTCTGGAGAGTAAAGCCGCCGGTGGACAGGGCGTTTTTCAGGCAGATAGCCACCATTCCGCCGTCGGCCCGGTCGCCAACCCACCACAGGTCTGCAAAGTCGGTCTGCTTCAGGTCTCGCCGGGGGGTGATTTTGCTCCTGTCGGTAGTGTCAATGTCTGCCGCGCCCAGGGCCAGCCGGATGGACTCCGTGGATGTTCCAAGGGAGGTAAAGGCCATCTTGCAATCCCAACCGTCCAGATGCTTCAGTTCCATCATATTCACAGGGCAGTTGTCCACGTCCTCTCCCATGTCGGAGTAAGTAGGGACGCAAGACACATTGATGCCGCCGGTTGTGGCACACACAATGTCCTCGTCCTTCGGTGCGGTGGGAGTAGCCGGGGTAAAGTTTTTCAGGATGACACCCGCGTCGAGCTGCAATTCCTCAAAGGTGCTCTGCGGGATCGCGGTAAATTTGCCCATATTGGGTCTCCTTTCAGCTGAATGTCAGGTATTCAGCGGTAATGTTGATGTACCGGCGCTTAATGGCCGGGTCTTCCTCATAGGTTAGGCTTTGGCACCAGGGGGAACCGCGCTTGAGCCAGATATAGCCCTCGTCGCAGGGCAGATACACGCCACCGTAGCCGATGCGCTTGGACAACTCCTGGGCCTTCTCGTCTGGGACAGCTTCGCTCTCCGTGCGGAACCACAGATTGACCGTCAGGCCGACCTCCCCGGCATCAAAAGCGCTGTCGATATACTCATAGGTACCATAAGGCATGACCACATCGTCTGGCACGCTGGACGCTCGGTAGAAGGGCATGAACTCGTTGAACCAGGCGTAGAGGGCTTTGTTTTTGGTCATGTGGTCAACGCCCACCTTTCCGCCGTAAAGTATTTTAGCTGCATCGTGGAGGACTTGGGGGCCTGCTTGTTCTCCGGATTTGAGGTCACGCGGTAGGTTTCGCCGGTGGTCTTGTCTTTGAACACGTCGTTGTACTCGATGGGCACGGCCTTGTCTACCAGGACGGAATACAGGCTGGTCACGCCTTCTTTTTCCGCTCTGCGGGCCTCCATGGAGGTATCCAGTGCCTGGTAGTTGGTGAACTCAGCGCCATCCACCCACTCTACAAAGTAACCGCCCGCACCGTCCGATACCCGGCGTTTTTCCATGAATACACAGGTGCGGGAAAAATCATCTAAAAGGCTCATCAGATCCCCCTAATTCTCCGCCAGTCGTTCAGGCGGCTCTTGAATACATCCTGCCAGCCGACGGCCATGCCGCTGGCGTTGGTGGCTTTGCTGTAGGAGTAGCCGCCAAATGATTCTGAGGTAAACGGCCCTGGATCCCCGTTCTTCGTCTGCCATGCGTCGATTTCTTCGGCCAATTCAATCACCGCCTTCGGAACAGCCAGCGCCCACACGGAGCCGGTAAACGTCTCGTCGGTCAGGTCTGCCACCGGGTACTGGTGGAGCCCGTCATTGAATACGGAACCCACCACCCGGAAATACTGGCCGGTTTGCAGAAAGGGCAGCGTGATCTGCCCGCCCTGCACAGTGAACTCCCCGGCGTGGACGCCGTCCGGAACTAAAAACCAGTTGTTCAAATTCTGCAAAACCGTTTCAAGCATCACGCTGTCCTCCTTTTACGCCGATTTGGTTACGGTCACGGTATATACTTTCTCCGCCGTGCCGTTTTTCACGTTCACAGTCAAAGTGTTGGCTCCGGTCGCCCAGGTGGCCGCAGTGCCGTTTTCAACAGGCGTCTCTCCGTTGAGGATGGTCACTGTGGCGCTTGCGTCCTCCGGGGTCGCGGTTACCGTGTTGGTCGCGTTTGTCGTTGTGGCTGTATACTCCGTCGTGTCTGGGTCAAACGCCGGAGTCAGTGTCAGCGCGCCAATCGTCAGCCCCGAGAGGCGCGCGCTTAAGGGGCCGGGGTGACCGTGATTTTGGCGATGCCGTCCAAGTACTCAGCCCACAGCTTCATGCCCATGATGGCGTAACTCTCGCCCACGGCGGTGCTGTAATTACCCTGGGCGTGGAAACCGATCAGGTTTGTCTCGCCCTGCACGGTGTAATTCAGGCCCAGTCTGGCAAACTCGCTGTCGCCGGGGTCTGCATAGTACAGGTCGATGTTCTCCACAGGCGTTGCGATCACAGTGTTGCGAGCAATAGCGTTATTGCCGGAAACGGTGGTGGGCAACAGGAACAGCGTGGAGTACCCCATGAAGTCCTTGACATAGTTCAGGCCGAACTGGGTCTGGACGGAAATATCCGCAGCACCCAGATAGTCGTATGCGTCCAGGATGTTAGCAAATCCCACAACGGAGGTAACGTCTTTTGCCATACCAGCAAACTTGTTCAGCACTTCGCCCTGAGCCTTTGCAAGTGCCGCCTGCCAGGTTGCGGCGGTTCCGGTGAGAGAACCGGTGTTCAGGAAAGTATAGAAATTGCCAAGGACCACATTCTGGAGCTTGGTCAGAAAAGCGTCGTCGCTCTTCTCCACCGCGATCTCTGCACCATACTTGTCAACGTCCTCGATAGGAACAGCCTTTGCATACTTCTTGATGGACAGGTCGTCCTTGGTCGCTTGGGTAATCGTCGCCTTGCTGTAAGGGATCACCTCGCCAGCGCCGACGTCGCCGTCCTCCAGGGCCACATCAGCGGTGTAAGAAATCAGGCTTGTGCCGGGGGCCTTGCGGATGGGGCGCATAATGCCCATAATGTTGCGCAGCGCATCCCAGTTGTCATTGAAACGGGTGACGAAATCCACCTCTCGGGCGGTCACGCTGGTATAGGTATTGGGCAGGGAATCGCGGGGGTTGGTCAGGCTCTCAACTTTCGTAGCAGCCATGTAATTCATCCTTTCTTGTTAAGTAATTTGGTTTTCCATAAGCGCTTTCTGTCGCTCAGATGCGGACAGCATATAGTGGCCGTGATCGTCCTTTTTGTAGATGTCCGCTTTCGTCATCGTGCCGGGGCTTCCGCCCGCCGGAGGGTTTGCGATATTGGCACCCTTCGTGGTGGTAGTGGAGACCAGCTTTGCAAAAGCACCGCTCACAAGCGCATCCAGAGCGGCGGTGTCCTTGATCTTGTCGCCGTCCAGCTCCACGCCGTCGATCTCCGCGCCGCTGCCGCGCAGAGCAATAGTTAGATTGTCGCCGGTGATGTTCTTGCTTTCGTAATAGGCTTTTACCGCCTTTTCTTTGGCGGCCTTGGTCTCCTTTGCGGTGATGTCCGCCTTGAAGTCGTCAAAGGCCTTGTGCTCCTTCTCATACTTCTCCTTGTAACCGCCGTCCCCGGCGGCTTTCAGGTCGTCCAATTCCTTCTGGACTGTGGGCAACTTCTCCGCGTCCGCCTTGTAACGGCTCACATCCGCCTTCAATCCGTCCACGGTGTCGGTATGCGCTTCGATGATGGTGTCCACCTGTTCGTCGGTGAGACCCATCCCCTTCAAAAGTTTGCGTGTAAGTGCCATTTTTCTATCTTCCTTTCCTTCGTCCGCAGTTCGTCGCGGCGATAGATTGTATAAAAACCGCTGTACCTCGCGGGTTTTATCGAAAATATACGGGGCCAGCCACCGAGAAATCCTCGGTAACTGACCCCGCTTGGTCGTTGCACTGAAACGTTTATCAGCGCCAAACGATATTTATTTTAAAGTTTATATGAAATTTGCTTTTCCAGTATTTTAAATCCTGTATCAATTTCTTGCCGCAATTTTGATAATTGATTGTTCATATCAATCTGTGTTTTACAGAATCCGCAAACTGGCTTCCCGCTTATTTCTTGTGTTGCCTGGAATGTATTGCAGAATGAACAGAGAATTAACTTAGGAGTAAACCATTCGCAAGTGTCGGTGCACTGACAATCTGATGTATTCATAGTATTGTATTGCAATGGGCACATTAATCTACTACACTCTCTTTCTAATTTTCCTTATCTCCTCCCGTTTTATTTTTATAACTTTTACGCCGTCTTTGACTGGTATCAGCTCCACCCGGTCGCCCTTGGCCAGCACGGACTCGATATCCTCAACTTTTTTCGGTGTCAACAGTTGTTCCTGCACCGATGCACCCTCTTTCTTTTATCCAGCAGCAATTGGAAAATGGGAGCGTTAGGCGCTTTTCTCCACTTTCTGCGCTCTCTTTCTCTATTTAGAATCGCTTTCATGGCTTTATCAACAAAGCCCGCTAATCCAGCAACGATGTTTTCGCAACCATCCTTGAATTCGGGAAAGGCGTCACGAAGAGCATTCACCGCTTCAATCAGAGCTTCGGACAAAACGCTTCCAAACCGTTCAATTTCTTCCGATAAATTGTGTATCGCTTTTCTTGTATTCTCATCCATTTTTCAGCTCACTTTCCAAAATGTCCCGATACTGCGCGGCATGGTCGGCAACAGCAGGTTTCAAAAACGGCTGCGCCCGCTGTCCGTGGGTCATGTGCCAGTTTCCTTTTGCGTCCTGATACACCCACGGCGTCGGCCGTCCGCCCTCCGCGTATTTGCCGGTACCTAATTCCACATACGCGGCATATTCATTGTTTGTCCCGATGATCGCTGCCGGTTCCTGCTCGTCTACCGTATGGGTAATGCTGTTGCGCAGATTACCGGTGTCCACGGGGCAGAGCTTTTTCGCATAGCCCTCTGCAACCAGCCCGCACTTTTCCAGCGCCCTGGCAGCGGCCTCATGCATGGCAGCGAGGACTTCTTTGGAGTTGTCTGTGAAATCAACTTTCATAGTTTTTCCAGTTCGCTTTCAGCGCAGTCGAATAGTTCATTGTCACCGTCTCGTTCAACAAGACAAAACGTGCCGTTGGTCTCCCGGATATCAACAACAATACCGACATCGCCTGCCTCAATGATTTTTACACGGTCATATTCGTTAATCATGCGAATTCTCCTTGTTTTTTCTGAATCCGGTTACGATCCTCGGTTTGCTATCCGGTGTATCTTGAATCCATCCCGTTAAAAAAGTGCGCTGTTTTGTAACTCCAAGTGTCATGTAGATATTAAACATTATCGCACCGCCATTTAACTCCTGCACATCAACAGCCTTGCTCATATCAAACTGCCGTGCCATATCATAACGCAGCTGCAATGGGTTATCCGCTGTATAGCCAACATCAAAAAATTGATCCGCGTGTTTTGCGCCATCTTTCAGGAAATACCCGGTGTATTTTTTAGGCGTTGTCACACATTCGGCGTTATTCACAAAAACGGTTTGCCGTTTCATGGTTTTCAGTTGGGCCCACTTATCAGGTTCATTATACTTCAAATTCTGGAACTTCTCAACCGTGTTTGGAACTTTGTTTCCCAGAACCGATTTGTATTCCTGCCACTGTTTTGTATCAGTGGAAAGGTTGCGGCCCTTCTTCATGTATGTATTCCAGGCCGCAGCGTCTTCCGCTTGCTTCTGCTCCGCCCACTCGGAATAGGTCATGTCAGAAATAACCTCTGTTTCGCCTGTAACGGGGTTTTTGGCGCGTCTTTGCCCTGTGGAGGTATCTACCCCATCCACATCCGCAACAAGCGTGCAGCGGCAGTTGTAGATCTCCCACGCTGGCCCCTGCGGATCGCCCGGAAAGCGGCAGCCGTTGGAGAATTTCTTATCTTGATCTACCTTTTCGCCGTCCAGCATGGCGTGTGAATGCCGCGTCCGGTTGTCCAGCGTGGCCAGCCATTGTTTTTTGAGCTTGATGCCAATTTTCTCCGCCGCTGCGTAGCTGTCCATGCGTCCGGCGTTCTGTGCGCCGGTGACGGCGGTTCTCGCGGTGCGGATAGCGCTATTGCGGCTCATGGTGGTGATACGTTTTTGCAGGTCGTCCGCCATGTGCTTGATGCTTTTCCCCTGCAAGATGGAGCTGGTGACGCTGGCCGTGATTTGCTTCTTGCCATACGCAAGGGCAATGCCGCGTTTCAATGCTCTATTTTTGGGGTAATACGGCATCAGCCCCGGCTGCTCCACAACCAGGCGCTTCACCGTCTGCTCGTCCCACAGATCAAAGCCTACATCCCCAGCCACGCTCTCGATGGTGTACGCCGCATAGTTGCGGTTCAGTGAGTAGATACCGGGCGTTGCATCGTTGGTGTAGGACACCGCCACGGCGTTCGCATCGGTGACGCGGTGCGCCACCTTGTCGCGCATGGCCTGATAGCGTTCCCCTCGACCGATCTGATTGAGCCGCCATTGCTTATAGTCGGCCTCCGTCCACTCCTTGCCGTTCTGCACCGTGCCGATCAGCGCTTTCATTTCATCATCGCGCTTTTTAAATTGCTCAAAATATGCGTCGATGGTTCCTTGCAATTCCTTCCCGGCTTCGCGGTAAAGTTTCGTAATGCGCCGCTCCAGCTTCGAAAGCTCCTTGTCGGTCAGCTTGTGGCCTTCGTCCGTTTTCGCCATATCTCGCCACCCTATGCGCCATTGATAAATCCGCAACCCAAGCCATCATACAAGTGCTTATATAGTGTTTTTTCAACCTCGTCCTTGTAAACCTTCACAACCTGCCCATCGACAATCGTATTGACCGTTTCGCGGAGAACGGTGGCTGCCATATCTGATTTTGATGGCATCGCTAGTGATTCGGCCATATTCCTATGCTCGTAATTGGCGCATGCCTCCATCCGCTTGTGAGAGCATTTATCAACGTTGGGGCACGCCATGCACTTTTCAGCAATCTTAGATATTGCTCCCATCATTCCACATCCATTTGGCTCCGGTCAATCTCTTCTGCCGCCTTCCGCTTTGCCATGTCCTCGTACTGGTCAATGTCACCATTGATGGTTAGCAACTTCTTGGTGATGTACTCATCATCGTAGTATTCCGCGCCCATCAGAACGGTCTGGGTTTCTTCGGGCTTATTGATAATCTGGCTGCGGGTATAGCTGGGCGTATCGTCCGCCCCGGCCAGCGCCAGGATGCCTTGGATAAAATCGGTGACGTCGCTTTCGAAGTCGTCAACTTTCAGGTCCAGCGGCACATAGCTGGCCTTGATGGCCGTGGCCGTCTGATTGCCTGCGCTCACGGCGGCGCTGTCAAACGCCTGAAAATCCTCGTACAGCTTGCGCTTGAGCATGTCAATGGTTGCGTTAGTGCCCTCAAAGGGGGCCTCGATGGTGTGCGGCTCTGCGTTCACTTCGTCATCGGTGTGGGCCACGTGGAGGGTCTTGATACGCTCCAAAAACTTCACGTCGTCCAAGTCATTCATGCCGCCCGCATTGGTCAGCACCCAATAGATGAGGTTGCCCTCGTCCACGTTGTTTACCATGTTGGAGCAGACCAGGTCCAGCGCGTCCACGGTGTTCCGCCGTCCCCGCAGCTCCGACCGGCAGTTTTTGCCGTTTTTCAGAGGGACAATCGGGAATCCAGGATAATTGTCACCGTCCAGAATGGTCTCCGCGCCCAGGCCGTCCGTGCGGACATTGACCTTGTACCGTTGTTTGTCCGTCAGCACGGTCATGTTCTCCCCGCTGCGCTGGATGTACTCGGTGTATCCGTCCAGCTCGTACAGCGTGGCACGAAGCGGCTTATCGTCTGCCACTTGCCAGAACCGCACACCGGCCATCAAGGCACCGTTTTCCTCGTCGTAAAGGGGCGCAAACTCGGTCAGCTCGAACACCTGAACCCGGTCCAGGTTGAAGAACCCGAACGCCACGCCGCATACCAGGGCGCTCTTGCCTGCGTCCTTGACCCGCTGGTCAAAGTCAGCGCCCAGTCTGGCCTTTGTCTCCCTCTTCTGAAAGGTCACGCCGTTGCCCAGCAGATAGTTTGCCTCCTGCCGCACGACAAATCCAAAGAAACTTGACATGAGTTTGTGGTTTGCCGTGTACATGTCCCGGTGGGCGCGTCCCTGAAGGTCATAGATGATCTTCTCATACCGGCTGATGGTGGGATTCTCGCCGTCGTAATATCGCTGTGCGTCTACCGCGAACCGGTAAGCCGCAGAGCCTTTGTGCTCATTGATGACCCGCCGGATAAAATCCATTCGGTCCTGTTCGTTCTCGCCCACGGCGAGCAAGTCCTGATATGTCAGCAAGCTATCACCTCTCCCACAGGGAGATGTATTTCTCCCCGTTATCATCCCGCACTTTCCGGCGCAATACTGTCATTGCAAAGTAACGTGTATCATCCATCGCGTGGTCGTTCTCCTTAATTGGCCTGTCCTCTGTGGATTTTTCGTCCCAGCGGTAGAGGCCGAATTCCCGAATGGCGTCTTTACACGACCTGTGTATCTTCAGCGCACCGCTGCGCAGATACCTCGCCGTGGTGGCGATGCCCGGCAGCACGTCATTGACCGCCTTGCGCACCTTGAACTTCCCGTGCCGCTTGATAACCTCGATGAAGGACGCCGCCGACGGGTCCACGATGACGCTTATCACCGGCAGCTCTCCCACCAGCTTCTCCAACTCCGTATAATATTCCTCGTCAGTCTTGTTTCTGTGTTCTTCCCGCCCGGAGTAGTAATACTCCCGGATGCGGGTGGCCGTCTTGCCGTCCCAGCACCACAGCCCTGCGGAAAACGGGTTAAGTGTGCCGTAGTCGCAGGAAACATAGTATTCTCCCTTTTCCGGCAGTTCGTCCACAATGCAGCTATCGCCAAACATGGGATAGATCAGCCCCTCGGCCACCACCCACAAGCCGCGAATGTATCGGTCGTAGAACACGCCGCTATACATGGCCTTTGTCCTCTCGACCATCTGCGGTGTGAGAATTGGGTTATCTTCCAGTAGGAAGTGAATGTGCTGCGTATTCTCCCGTTCATTTTCAATCCACTCTTTGTAAAACCAATGCTGCGGTGATTCGGGGTTGCAGTTAAAAAAATACTTCGGATGCTCAAATGAAATCGCGCGGGAAAGCGCTTGCTCCACAAACGAGCGCGGCATAAGTGCCACTTCATCGAATAGGACGCCGGCAAGCGTGATGCCTTGTATGAGCATATACGAGCTTTCATCCTTACCGCCGAATAGGTAAAACCAATTTCTCCTATCCCCGCACCGAACGGTTAAAATTCTCGTGGAAACCTTGTAATGCATGGACAGCGCAACACCCAGCCCGTCAATTTCCATCAACGGTTTTAAGATATTTCGCTCTGCCGCCTGCACCGTCTTTCCGCAAATAGCGAAATTTGTGCGGTCGTAGTTCTGCATCGCCCACAGCACAAACGCCATCGACATGACCGTCGTCTTCCCGGAACGGACGGAGCCGTCACAAATCAGCGCCATATCATCGGAGCTGATAAACTCCATTATTTTGTGCTGCTTTGCGGATAGCGTTTTAATTTGCATTGTTCTCGCCCTTTAACGCAGTGAGCAAAGCTGCCAACGCCGCAGGATCGCCGCTTTTTTCGTTCTCGGAATTCCAACCAAAATTGCAGCCAAGCGAGAATTTCGCGCCGTTCGCACCGTCTTTGTCGTAGAGCCGAGATTCGGCGTATTCCTCGCAGCGGGACTTCGCGCGCGTAACCGTGTCCGCAAACTCCGGCCTCCCCTGATAATCAATCAGCGCCTGCCGGCCGGTAAACCCCAGCGACAGCGCCAGCCCTGTTACCGTCGGCGGCTTTTCATCTAAAATAATCGGTCTTCCGTATTTATCTGTGGCAACATCGCCGTCAATCATAAGCGGTGTTCCCTTGCAGCTCTCAAAGTAAGCGTCAATGGCCTCCTGCATTGCCTTTACGCTTTTCCATTTTCTTGGCGCTCCGCCAGCCATACACTCACTCCCTTTCGTTTTGCTACCAGCCCCCGCCCCTTGGCCTTACATAGCAGACTTTACCCACCCCGAGGGGCTACAACGCCGCACTCAAGGCAGCGGCACTCCTCTTTTGGCAGGGACGGTTGGGAATCGAACCCACCCAAACGGTTTTGGAGACCGTTTCGCCAACCTTGGTACATTCGCCCCTATGTGGTGCGGCATTGCAGCCCTGCCCTGCTTTAGCACTTCGCCGGAACGCCGGCGTCGCTTGCTGAGGTCTCCCCTTACGGGGCACCTATACCGCATATGTCCCCTCTGGGTCACATCGTTGAGAGGTGCGAGGGGTCCTGTTGGTGCCGTGTGGGAGGTGCGACCTCCCGCCCCGGATCGCGGGGTGCAACGAGCGCACGGCATATAACAACAGCCCATAGGTTTCCCTACAGGCTGTTTGTGCCGGTATGACCTTTCGGTGCCGTAAGGTGCGCCCGATACCGGCGGCGCCCAGAAGGGAGGAAAAGTGATGATTGGGAAATCGCGTGAATGACCATGTCCTATCATCCACTGTACCTATTGTAGCACATCATTAAGTGGAATTTGTGCCAACTTTTTCAGCAAATCCGCAATATATGGCGATGTCGTGCAAAAACTGTTCTTTCCTCCTGCTGAATGTTCTCTCGCTGATCCCCGGTACAATGATCTTGTTGCGGGAATACTTGTGCTTGCCCTGACAGTTGCGCATGATCCCCTGTGTAAGCTGCTTGCGGACGCTCTCGCTCTCCAAATCCAGCCCGCAGCGGTCTATGGCATATTCCACCGCCCGCATTTTCTTGGTTTCCGGCCAGTTCTCTATGGCGGCCAGCTGCTCCGCCTTGCTCTCGGCGGGTCTGCCGATGCCTTGTCCTCTTGGCATGCCCTCTGCGTCGCTATGCGTCCCGCCCAGTATCTCCGCCCGGGCCTCTCGATACGCCCGCACCCGGCGCGGATATCCACGCACATAAGCAATGCACTCCAACCGCACATCATAAGGCAGTGTCTCCTTTTTGCTCATTTCCCCTCCTTTACTCCGCGCTGTTTACCATCTTATATTCGCCCCGCAGAGCCTTTTCAATGTCGGTCATCTTGATGTATCCGTTGTTTTTGGCCTCCACCAGCTCCACAAGGCACTGCTGTAAGTATTCCAGGCTGCGGGTGTCGTGCTCGTCCGCCGTCTCCTCCCGCACATGGAATCCGCACTTGTCCAGCAGCACGCAGGAAACATTGTCCATGCATTGTTTGGTGCCATCCAGGCGGCCCAGCTCGTAGGCCTTGGCCGGATTATTTGGCACCGGTCTGCCGTTTGCCCTTTTGAGCATCGCTATCACCCCTTTCCTCGTATTTGCATACGCCCGGTGTATTTGCCACTGGGCAGAAATCCGCACACGCCGGGCAATCTGCGTTGACGCAAACCTCGTCTTGCATCCACTTGCATTCATCAATCATCGCCGTCACCGTCCTCCAGATATTCGCACCACGGAAAACACACCACATCTGATAATAATGCGGGACATTCCAGCTGGTTAGGGCAAGTGCAAATTAACATTCCGCGCCTTCCTTCCGTTCTCCGCTGCTGCAAAAATCGTCCGCCTCTTTTACCGGTTTGAATAGACGATTCCAGCGCTCACCATAGACGAAAGTGTTTTGCGGGTGTCCGCAGTAATAGCCTGCGGTTCCATCTGTCCGCTCATACCGTTCGGCGTGTTCGCACTCCTTGCAGCGCACCACGACCTCTGCGTCTACAGTGAGGAGCTGCTCTGCATACTCCAACACCGTCTCAATTCCATTGAGAAAATGCTCGTTGGCGTGTTCTTTGTCACAACGGTTGGCCCGAATGGGAAACTCTTGCAGTTTGTCAGCGTCAATCAGCCGCAT